GGGCAAGAAGCCTTTGATAAAGAAGTGGTTGTCATTACTGGCAGTCCATACACCAAGGCAAACAAAGAATTAAAAGAAGAATATGAGAAGAGAGGTCTTACTGTAATTAAAGAAGCAGATGTAGAAAATATACATGGTATGAAAGATGCAATGGTGTATGAGGGTAATAATTATCTTGAAGCCAGGAATAAGATAGCAGAGTCTAGTTTCTATTGGTATGAAGATGCTGTTTTATGTAAGTGTAGGCCTGACTTAATATGCCCACCTTTAGATGATACTGATCCAAAAGATAAGATAGTGGTTGTTGATTACAAGACTACACAATCAGTTGAGCCTTACACCTTTGCTAGATCAGTCAAGAAGTATGGCTATGATCTACAAGCAGCATGGTATAGGCGTGGTATGGAGTCTGCTGGATATAAGGTTGATGACTTTGTATTTGTAGCACAAGAGAAAACATATCCTTACGCATCTAAGGTATTTAGAATGACTAAAGAGCAAATGGATTTTGGTTGGTCAATCATGGAAACATACTTAGAGAACTATAAAGAATATCAGAAGGGCAAACCGCTATCTGTTTACAATAGTCCTAATGTTGTTGAGTTGGTGTTGTAAATGAAAAATAAACAAATAAACTTATTTGAAGAAAGCAAGGGCTCATTAGAAAAATATTTTGATAAAGATAAAACTTTAATAACATCTTTCAGTGGTGGCAGAACATCAGGATATATGACTAAAGAAATTTTAAAACATAAAGATAAATGGAAGGATGTTGTTGTAATTTTTGCTAATACAGGTCAAGAGCATGAAAAAACATTAGAATTTATTAACAATTGTGATAAGAATTTTGGCTTTAATACAATTTGGCTAGAAGCCAAAATAACACACGAAAAAGGCAAGGGTACTAGGCATAATGTTGTTAATTTTAAAACAGCATCTAGGACTGGCGAACCTTTTGAAGATCAGATAAAAAAATATGGAATACCCTTTACAGCAGCTCCAATTTGCACAAGAGAGTTAAAAGATTATCCAATTAAAAGCTATATCAATAATTTAGGATTAAAAAAAGAAGATTATGTATTAGCGATAGGTATAAGAGCAGATGAGAATAGAAGAGCAAATCTTAATAATAAAAGAAACTTTATTTATCCATTACTTGACTTAAATGTTGATAAGCAGGATGTGCTAGATTGGTGGCAAGAACAAACCTTTGATTTAGAAATACCTGAACATTTTGGTAATTGTGTTTGGTGTTGGAAAAAATCATTTAAAAAACTAATGACAATAATGGTTGAAGAACCTAGTGCATTTGATTTTCCCAGAAGAATGGAAAAAAAATATGCAAGAAATGGTGCTATAGCTAATAAAATACAAGAAGATATTAAATTTTTTAGAGGTTGGAAGTCTGTAGATGATATACAAAAAATGATAACTGAAGATTTTACAAAGTTTAAAGACATGCATCATCTACACATTACTGATGGTTGTGAAGATTCATGTGAGCCATTTCAAAATGAAATAAATAACGATTTGATTGCAGTAAAAGAGATTGAGTAAGGGCAAAAAAGATAATGAGAGTAGTAGAGTATTATATGGAGAGTTTATCCTTTGCCCTTAAGGATAGTATAAGGTTTTTGGTTGGAGATGTAATAAAGTCTTTGCTTTATTATGAAATAAATTTTAATATGAATATGGAGAGTAAATAATGGACGAAATAATCAAAAAGGCACTTTGGATTCCTGAAGAGCTACATAAAGATATAAAAATCTTTGCAATACAAAACAGCCTAACAATAGAACAGGCAAGTCAGATGCTAATTAAACTTGGCATAGTGTCTTATGAAGAGGATAGGAACAATGACTGAGTTTAGCGACATAGTAGAACTACATAGGCTAAAGCTTAATCAAGAGAGAGATGAGTGGTATATCCATGTAAATAATGGAGCAGGGTATACAGAGGTTAAACAAGGCAATACCTTGACCATCACACATCATGCAACTGGTAAAAAAGAGGTTATAACTGATGCCAATTAACAGTAGAACCAAAGGTGCAGCATTTGAAAGGGTGATATGCAATAAGATAAACACTTATCTTGCATCTAAAGGTAGTAGAGAGACTGTTAAAAGGAACTTAGACCAGTATCAAACAAAAGGTATGGCTGATATCTACTGGGGAAACCTAGCCATTGAATGTAAAAGATATAAAGGTAATGGCAAAAGTGACATATTTAAAAACGACTGGTGGAATCAAGCGGTTGATAGTGCTAACGATAACCTAATACCAGTATTAATTTATAAGTATGACAGAAGAAAGATTATGTGTGTCATACCCTTATGCCTTATGGAAAGTGGTTACAAGAAGAATTGGCAACAATACTATATGTGTCCACTATCAGAAGTTTGTGAGAGGTTAGATGAGGTCATTAAAAAGGCAAATGGACTTATATAGTTATTTGCTTGAAGAAGATTTTGAACAATATTGCAGATTGGCATTTGAGAGGATACAAACTGCATGTGATTTCCTTGGCATTATAAATGACGAGGATTATGAGGGTTTTAAGGAAAGGTGTTACACCCAACTTGAAACTGATTATATAAATAGTATTGATATAACAATACATTAACCATATAGGAGTATTTATGGATATATTAGGTGGAATGCAAAATTCCGAAGAAAAACCGCAAATTTATTTTGGCTTTAAAACATTAGGTCAACAATTTTTTGCAAATGGAGAGACACCAGTTGAGTTTAAATACTTACAACTTGATATTGATACATTCAAATCAGGTTGGGGTAGATACACGAAGGCTGATGGCTTTGAATATAAATGGGATGCAAAGTTTGGTGTTGTTGATGCTAAACCTGCTGATGATTGGAAAAGAGCTTTTTCTTGTTGGGTAATGCCAAATGGTGGCCACGCTATGTTATGGCAAAGGTTTACTTTTGCTGAATCTAGTGCTTTTAACAAGATACTAGGCACTTTTTGGCATGAAAAGGATGCCAACGTAGGTAAGTTGCCAGTAGTTGAATACAAGGGTAGTAAGCCAATACAAGTAGGCATGGGAACTTCATCAGAGTTATCTTTTGAATTTTCTAAGTGGGGTGATCGTGGTTTTAATGTACCTGAGTGGTATGTAGACCCTGATGCACCAGTTAGTGATGATGATGGTTTTGTTTCTCCAAACGAGGGACTAGCTGACTTAGTCAATAAAGCTGAGGAAGATAACAGTGATGTGCCATTCTGATGCAGTCAATTGATTGGCAGAAAATAGCACCTGAAGTTGCAAAGCAATTGCTTGGTGAACCTAGTAGTAGCTCTTCTAAAGAGCTACGCTGGGGTAATAAGCAAAGCAAAGTCCTTACATTAGAATCAGGGACTTGGTACGACTTTGAAGAAGATGTAGGTGGTGGCATCATCGATTTAATTAAACATTTGAATCAAGATATTAATACAGTTTTAAAACAATTTGGTTACGACCAAGCATTGCCCTCTGACTCCTTACTCAGCGTTAGTGGACTCCCCCAAAATAACACTAACAAGGGCAATGCAAGGTCTTTTACAAAAGTCCAAATGAGGGAACTTCATTCTCAAGCAATAGTTAAGGTGCAGTATGCAACTAACTTTTGGGTTATGAGGTTTCCTGATGGTCATCCTATCAAACAAAAGTATGCACCCTTCAGTATGAATCCTGATGGTTCTTGGTCTATGCGAAGACCTGAGGGCTTGTTACCTATTTATTCTACTAATAAATTTCCTGATAAACCTATCATTATTAATGAAGGTGAGAAAGCATTGCGTGGATGTGAAGCTATAAGAAAGGATGGAGATGCTTGTACATGGCATGGTGGCGTTAATAGTTGGCAAAAAGCTGACTGGTCACCTATCTATGGAAGGGATGTTTGGATATTCCCTGATAATGATGAGGCTGGTAAGAAGGTTGCTAATGAGATTTCTAGTCACCTAAAACAAAATGGTTGTAGTGTTTTAATTGCTGAACCACCAAAAGAATTTAAAGAAAAAGACGATTTATGGGATGCGTATGAATCAGGTTATTTTGCAGACTCTAAATCATTGGAAGATTACATAACAAGCAATACAGCTAAAAGACCAAAAGGAAGTTTATATTTCCAAACAGTAAATGAGATCATGGCCAATATTACTGAGCCTGATTGGTTGGTAGATAGATGTATAGAACGTGGCACAGTTACTTCTATATTTGGAGCACCCAAGACAGGTAAATCATTTGTGGCTATTGCTATGGGTTGTGCGGTTGCCACAGGCAAAGATTTCTATGGATATGATACTAAACCATCAACTGTGCTTTATCTTGCAGGTGAAGGTACTAATGCAGTTGGTAGACGTATAAAAGCATATGAACAGTTCTATGGCATGAACTTAGATAAGAAACCTTTACTTGTATCAAATAGGGGTTCAAGAATAGGTGATGATGAAGAGTTTGCTATCCTGCAACAGGTTTGTAGAGATATAGAAGCTGAGAACAATGGTATAGGTATGATTATCATCGACACCTTGGCTAGAAACTATGGATTAGATGAGAACAGCACTAAAGACATGAATACCTTTATACAGCGTGTAGACATGCTTAAAGAAGAGTTTAATGCTTCTATAGTGATAGTGCATCACACTGGTCATGGCTCTTCAGCAAGAGCAAGAGGAAGCTCTGTATTACCAGCAGCACTTGACTATGAATTTAGGGTTAAAAGAAGTGGTGATGATGAAGCTATGCTTGTATCTGTAGATCAGACACTTGTTAAAGATGGTAGACCAATACAACCTATGAACTTTAAGTTCCATGAAGTAGAAGTCTTTGGATTTAGTAATGTTACTTCAGGTGTACTGAAACTTACACTTGAGTCACCCAGGGAAACTATTATTAAAGGTGCAAGAAAAGAAACTATAGAAGCCATAGAAGCGTATCAAAAGGAAAAAGAACCTAATGACCCTATTAGCGTTTGGGTTAAGTATTCAATATTATTAGCAAGAATGGATATTAAAGACAGTGCATTAAAAAGTAGGCTGAATGATTTAAAAGCACATGATCTAGTTCACTACAAAGAAGGTTATGGATATCAGTCAAAATCTTTCGATAATGAGGTGTTTTAACATGGTTGGTTTTTTGGTTGGTTTTGGTTGGTTTTGGTTTGGTATTTTTGCCCAAATTAACAAAAAGTTGGTTGGTTTGGTTTGCTTTTCTAAAGCAACCAACCCAAACCACTATGAATTTCACGACTGGAGACCCAACCAATGAAGACATATTTAGACGAATCTTTAGAGACTAAGTTGTGTGAGCTTAGAACTTACGAAGCTGAAAGTTTTGAGAAGTGGGGAAGTAGGAAGAGAATATTTAAGATGTTGGGTGTTGATTTTGAAATTAAGTTTTGCAGAGCAGAGACAATGCTAAGGGACACACTTTACAAAGGTAAGGTTAAAGAAAAGTTAAAGATGGTTGATATGATGCTTAGAGCTTTTGTGGCTCTTAACAAGAAATGTGAAGAGAGTGGTTACATAATGATTCAACCTAATGCTAGGTGTTTTAACTTTGATAAGAAGACTGCTTTAGTTTGTGATACTGATGATGAGAAACCTATCTTACAAAAGATACACAAAAACGAACCTGAGATGATGATATTTAGTATAGAAGAATTATTAAGATGTATACCTGAAGACTTTATGAAGGCTAAAGAATTGCTAAGCAAATTAGACAGATCAGTAAACTTTAAAAGGATTAATCATGACTAAAATAACTGGCAAAAACATCACTGTTTGGTTTAGTTGTGGTGCTGCTAGTGCTATAGCTGCTAAAAAGACCATAGAACTATATGGTGATGATAATAATATTCGCGTTGTAAACAATCCAATCAAAGAAGAGCATGAGGATAATCAAAGATTTTTAAAAGATATAGAGCAATGGTTAGGTGTTGAAATTGAATTTGCAATCAATCCAAAGTTTCCTGACCAATCTTGCGAAACTGTATGGAGAAAAAGAAAGTATATGGCAGGGAATTTTGGAGCACCTTGTACAACTCATTTAAAGAAAAATGCTAGACAGGTGTGGGAAATTAAAAATCCTACTGATTATATTGTTTTAGGTTTTACTGTTGAAGAGAAAAGAAGAGCTAAAAGATTTAGAGAAAATCAAAGAGACAATCTTCTTACTGTATTAATTGATGAAGGCATAACTAAACAGGGTTGTTTTGATATTTTATTAGAATCTGGAATTAAGCTACCTGAGATATATTCTTTTGGTTATCCCAATGCTAATTGTATTGGTTGTGTAAAAGCTAGTTCACCAACTTATTGGAACTTGGTAAGAAAAACATTCCCCGATGTATTCAAGCAAAGAGCTGAAATGTCTGAAGAATATGGTGCTAATCTTGTTAGATACAAAGGCAAAAGAATACAATTAAAAGAATTGCCAGTAGATGCCAAAGGCAGAGACTTGAAGAGCTATGACTTTGAATGTGGTATTTTTTGTACAAGTGAGAATAACTATGACTAAGTGGCATGGCGGTAAAGGTTCAGGTAGAAGGGTTGAAGATAAAAAGAAGATAGATGCAAATTGGGATGCTATCTTTAGCAAGAAGAAGAAGAGTAGTTGGTTGGATAGATTTTTAGAATGGTCTTTTCAACGACAGGCAAATAAATTATTTAAAAGGAGAAAAAAATGAGTATAGATAAAGTAACGCAACAAGAATGGGATAGACTGGCAGAGATTAAGAATACTAAACACGACCCAGTGTCAGCACCAGCACATTATAATAACGGGTCTATTGAGTGTATTAGTTACATCAAACAACAGTTAGGTGCAGAGTTTCCTAGCTACTTAGAAGGCTCAGCTATAAAATACATTCACAGGCATCGCATGAAGAACGCTAACATTCAAGACTTAGAAAAGGCTAAATGGTATATTAATAAGTTAATAAAACATTATGAAAACTTATAAATGAAGGTAGACAAGAAGAAACTAAAGGAAATGATTAAGCAAGGGAAGTCATCACATGATGCAGCTATGTCCTTTGGTTGTAGTCCATCTACCGCTAGAAGAAAAGCTAAAGAGATTGGTTTGAAGTTTAAAGCCAAGTCTTACTGGAGAAAAGGATGAGAGTTAATATCAAATCAAACATCAAAGAAGTGACCAAGGGTTTAAGCTCTATGCAAAAGAAGCAAGTACCCTTTGCAACATCAGTGGCTATCAACAACACACTGTTTGGACTTAGAAAAGAAATGTCTAAACAAACAGAGAAGAAGTTAGATAATCCAACACCATTTACCAAGCGTGGATTCTTGGTAAGCAAATCTAAGAAGACTAACCTTACTGGAACTTTATTTATTAAAGATGATGTGGCTAAGTATCTTAAGTTTCAGATAGATGGTGGGGTCAGGACAAGTAACAAACTAATACCTGTGCCTATAATTAAAAATGCAAAACTTAATAAGTATGGAAATATTATTGGTAAGCGTACTGGTTTAATTAAAAAGAAAACACAATTCTTTGGAGAGATTAGAGGAACTACTGGTGTATGGGAAAGAACTAACAAGGGTAATAAAACCAAACTAATCATTGGACTACACAACGATGTAACTTATAGACCTAAATTTCCCTTCTACGTTATCTCTGATAAATACACAGCCAACACCTTTGATAAGAACTTTAAGAAGGCTATGGATAAGGCTTTGAGGACTGCTAAGTGAGAAACGTAGGTTCTTCTACAGCATACATCGTGGGTATATTCGCATCCCAGTATTTTTTTAGCGACAACCCATATTTATTAAGGTAATTAAGCACTGTATGGCTACACAAAGAGAGGTTGCAGATCACTTGGACTTATCAGTCAAAAGAGTCTCAGAATTGATTAGAGATGGCATCCTTCCCTCTAAAATGGGAAGAAGTCCACTTAATATAGATATTTGCAGAGTTGCTTACATTTCGTACCTTAGAAAACTTGGTGGGTACAACAAAAAAAGCGGTACTGGCGATATTGCAGAAGAAAAGACCAAACTAACTGCAGCTCAGGCTAGAAAGGCTGAATTGGAAGTAGAAGAAATGGAAGGTAGCTTGATACCATCACAATTAGTAGAAGACACATGGGTTGATTATGTATCTAACGCTAGGGCAAAACTGCTAGGGCTACCATCAAGAATTGCACATCAAGTTATTACAGTGGATAAGTACGCTGAAGCAGAATTGATATTAAAGGAACAGGTGCATGAAGCACTAAATGAGTTAGCACAAAATGGAATACCTCAAAAATATAGAAAAGGTGATACAGGAGACCAATCAGATTTGGACTCCACCACCCAATCTGAAGATAAGTAACTGGGCAGATACCTATAGAAGACTATCTCCTGAATCTTCAGCAGAAGCTGGTCAATGGAGAACTGATAGAGCACCATTTCAAAGAGAGATAATGGATTCTTTCAATGACCCTGATATTCAAAGAATAGTATTTATGAAGTCAGCACAGGTTGGTGCTACCGAAATTTTGTTAAATGTTATTGGCTACTACATAGACCAAGACCCAGCACCATTACTTATAATGCAACCAACACTTCAAATGGCTCAAGCATTCAGCAAAGATAGACTTGCTATGATGATTAGGGATTCTGAGAAGATAAGAGATTGCGTTAAAGACCCAAGAAGTAGAGATAGTGGTAATACAGTTCTATCCAAGAAGTTTGCTGGCGGTAATCTAAACATAGTTGGTTCTAATTCTGCATCAGGTTTAGCATCAAGACCTATTAGAATAGTGTTAGCTGATGAGTGTGATAGATATGAATCAAGTGCTGGAGCAGAAGGTGACCCAATATCACTAGCAACCAAAAGAACAACTACCTTTTGGAATAAGAAGATTTATCTATGTTCCACACCAACTGTAAAAGGATTATCAAGAATAGAAACAGCCTTTGAAGAATCAGATAAGCGTTACTACCATGTACCCTGCCCTGAATGTAATCATAAACAGGTCTTAAGGTGGAAGAATGTAGTTTGGGAAGAGGATAAACCTGAAACAGCTAATTATGCATGTGAGGAGTGTGGTTCTATTATTGATGAATCTAAAAAGCAATGGATGTTAAAGCATGGTGAATGGATAGCATCAGCACCTAAGTCAGATACAGCAGGATTTCATATTTCAGAACTATATTCAGTTTGGTCTACTTGGGCAGATATGGCTAAATCATTCCTTGAAGCTAAAAAGAATCCTGAAATGCTAAAGACCTGGATAAATACTGCCTTAGGCGAATCTTGGGAAGAGCAAGGCGATGCAGTTGAGTATGAAACACTACTTGAACGTAGATTAAATTACGATTACACAACCATACCTGAAGATGTATTAGTTCTAACCGCTGGTGTTGATACACAAAAAGATAGATTAGAGCTACAAATGGTTGGTTGGGGTGCTAACTATGAAGCATGGGTTGTAGATTACAAGGTATTTTGGGGTGACCCAAATGCACAAAACGTGTGGCAAGAGCTAGATAGCTATCTCAAAAAAAGATTCACAACTGAATCAGGAAGAATCTTAACCATATCTTGTACCTGTATTGACTCAGGTGGTTTATCCACAAATATGGTTTACCAGTTCACAAAACCAAGACAAGGCAGAAGGGTTTTTGCAATTAAGGGTTTATCCACAGCAGGTAAGCCAATAGCCAATAGACCTACGTTTGTAGGTAAAAATAAGGCTGTTTTATATGGTGTTGGCACAGATAGTGCTAAAGAAGCTATATTTTCTAGATTATCTACTGAATCTGATAATACAACACTACATTTTTGCTCTGATCTTGATGAAGAGTATTTTAAACAGCTTACAGCAGAGAAAAGGGTCACAAAATTTGTAAGAGGTAGGAAATCACTGGTCTGGAAGCAAATTAGACCAAGAAACGAAGCATTAGACACACTGGTCTATAACTTTGCTGCTATTTACATTTTGAATCCTAATTACGACACAATTCAAGAAAGAGTTATGACTCAACACTCAAAACCACAGCAAAAACAACAAAACAAACCACAAAAAGGTATAAATAGAGGTAATTTCGCCACTTCTTGGAAATAATAAGATTTTCTTGTTTCCATATTGACAATAGACTAATAAACCTTAGTGTTAGATGTAGATATATCTAAAACATTTATGAGGTTTTTGTTTGAGCAATCAATTTGACAGAGAAAACTATCCAACCCAAGAGCCTAGCGAATTAGTCGTTGGTGATTACTGGGTTTGGAAGAAAGACAATTTAGCATCAACTTACCCAGTTGGCTCTTACTCTCTATCTTATGAGTTTCATTGCGATTCAGGTGGTGGTGGAAGCCATCAGTTTACAATTAATGCTACTGAAGCAGACAACACTTATTACATAGAAGTACCAACAACAACCACAGATGACTATAATCCACATGATTATATATGGGGTTCTTATATAACAAGGACTTCAGATTCAGCAAGAATACAAGTTGGTGAGGGTAATATAACTATATTACCTAACCTAGCAGACACAAATGCTGATTTAAGAAGTCATGCTAAGAAAGTTTTAGATGCTATTGAAGCTGTAATAGAAGGAAGGGCTACAATAGATCAATCATCCTTCTCTTTAGGCGGAAGATCGCTATCAAGGCTATCTATTGATGAATTAATGACATTCAGAGATAGATATCATGCTGAATACCTAAAAGAAGTTAAAGTGGCTAGAATTAAAAACAAAAGAGGGTCGGGAAACACTATCAAGGTTAATTTTGGTAGTTCTACTGGTTCTACACCTAAGAGTTACACATAATGGCATGGTATAACAGAATACTAGGCGTTAATGAGCCTAAAAAGAAAAAAAGACAGGCTTATAGAAGAAGTTATGCTGGTGCTAGTACAGGTAGGTTGTTTGCAGACTTTGTAACAAGCTCTACAAGTGCTGATGCTGAAATAAAAGATAACATAAGAATATTAAGAGATAGAGCAAGAGAGTTAGCAAGGAACGATAGCTACATTGCAAGATACCTTAACCTGATGGTGTCTAATGTTATCGGTAAGCATGGCATAAGAGTTAGTAGTAAAAGTCGAAATGACAATGGTTCATTAGACATTGCTGCTAACCAGCTCATTGAATCAGCTTGGAAAGATTGGTCAAAGGTTGGCAATTGCACTACAAATGGAAGATTATCATTTTTAGATTGTCAGAAAATATTTATTGAATCTTTAGCTAGAGATGGTGAAGTTTTAATAAGAAAAATAAAAGATAGCAATTCTCCATTTGGTTTCCAAATACAATTCCTAGAAGCAGATCATTTAGATGAAAATAAAAATGATGTGTATAAAGCTACTGGGAATCGTATTAAGATGGGTGTAGAGGTAGATAAGTACGACAAGCCAGTGGCATATCATCTTTACAAAGATCATCCATACGATAGAACTTACGCAAGTCAAAATCAACACATTAGAGTTCCAGCAGATGAAATTATCCATGCTTACTTACCTACTAGAGCAGAACAAACTAGAGGTGTTTCTTTAATTGCTACATCAATGGCTAATGTGAAGATGTTAAATGGTTACTTAGAAGCAGAGATTGTTGCAGCTAGAGTTGGTGCATCTAAAATGGGTTTCTTTACTTCACCTGATGGTGATGGTTATGTTGGTGATGGTGAATATGAAGATACCTTTAATCCAACAATGAACGCACAGGCTGGTGTATTTGAACAGTTACCTCAAGGTATGGACTTCAAAGCATTTGACCCTACACACCCAACATCTGCTTTTGATTCATTTACAACAAGTGTTTTAAGAAGCATTGCATCAGGTTTAAATATTTCTTATCACTCATTATCTAATGACTTAACTTCAGTTAATTACTCCAGTATCAGGCAAGGAGCTTTAGAAGATAGGTCTATGTATCAGATATATCAACAGTTTGTTATTGAACACTTTGTAAACCCAATATTTCAATCTTGGTTAGAGATGGCAATATCTACAGGTCGTATTAATCTACCAATAGGTAAGTTTGATAAATTCTCTAACTCAGTCAACTTTATACCAAGAAGTTTTGCTTGGATTGACCCTTTAAAAGAAATGCAGTCAAACGTACTTGGTTTACAAAATGGAACAATAAGCTACTCAGATATAGCTGCTGCTTATGGAAGAGACACAGAAGAGCTATTTGAACAACATCAAAAAGAGATTGAACTAGCTAAACAGTATGGAATAGAACTAGCATATCAACCATTTGGTCAAAAATTGCCAGTAGAAGCTAATATACAAGGCGGAGATCAGGAAGATGAGTAATCCTAATCAGGGTATGAAAGAAGAAGCTCAGAGAGGTTTAGATTGGCGTGAAGAGCATGGTAGGGGTGGCACTAGGGTTGGTGCTGTAAGAGCAAGACAAATAGTTGCTGGTGAAAATCTATCTGATGATACTGTAAAAAGAATGTATAGCTTCTTTAGTAGGCATGAGGTAGACAAACAAGCCGAAGGATTTAAACAAGGTGAAGAAGGCTATCCTTCAAACGGAAGAATAGCTTGGGCATTATGGGGTGGAGATGCAGGATTTAGTTGGTCAAGAAAATTGGTCAATCAAATGAAAAATGAAAAAAGTTTTGACTTGAAAGGGTTAGAAAAACATCCTTTATTAACAAATGAAGAGGAGAAATCTATGAATAAAGAAGATAGACACATCCTTAATGTTACTGAAACTGACAATACTGTTATTGTTGAATTTGAGAAGCATGAGGATGTAGAACATGAAGGTGAAGAATTAGAAGCAACTGATGAAGTCTCTATGGATGAATCAAGTGAAGAAGAGAGGAAAGTAATTGATATGCCTATGAAATTTAGGACTATTGATCTATCCAAACATTCTTATCTTGACGAAGAAAAGAGAATAGTTCGTATAGGCGTTTCTAGTGAAGAACCTGTAGAACGTAGTTTTGGCATGGAAGTGCTAGGACATTCTGCTGAAGATATAAACATGGAGTTTATAAATTCGGGACGTGCCCCACTTTTGTTAGACCATAATATGGAAAAACAAATTGGTGTAATTGAAGAATTCAAATTGGATGAGACTGCAAAGAGGACAACTGCGGTAGTTAGATTTGGTAAATCTGCTTTAGCTCGTGAAGTATTTGAAGATGTAGCTGATGGTATACGAATGAACATTTCAGTTGGTTACAGAGTCGATAAATTAACAAGAATGAACAAAGACGATGAGACTTACTACAAAGCTCAATGGACACCTATGGAAGTTTCTTCTGTAAGCGTTCCTGCTGACCAGTCAAGACTTGTTGGAGTTGGTCGTTCTAAAGATAAACAAACTATTAATAATATAGAGGTAATAACAATGGAAAATAAAGATATTAATCTTGAAGAAGTTAGAACTCAGACTATTGATGAAGCTAAAGCTGAATTTAAAAGAAACTCAAAAGAGATCATAGATTTAGCAGCTAGACACAATAAAAGAGATTTAGCTGACAAAGCAATTGCAGATGGCGTATCTGTAGAAGAATTTAGAGGTGTATTATTAGAAAATATTTCTAACAATCAACCACTAGAAACTCCTTCAGAAATCGGCATGAGCAAAGAAGAAGTCAGAGACTTTAGCTTAATTAAAGCTATAAGAGCAATGGCAAACCCTTCAGATAGAAAAGCACAAGAAGATGCAGCATTTGAATTTGAATGTTCTGCTGAAGCTGCTAGACAGTATGGCAAAGATGCACAAGGCATTATGCTTCCTGCTGAAGTTCTAAGAAGCTGGGGTAAAAGAGACTTAAACACATCTGATGATTCAACTCTAGTAGCTGAAGATTACAGAGGAAATGACTTTATTGATATACTCAGAAATGAGTCATCAGTAATGCAAGCTGGAGCAACAATCTTAAGAGGATTACAAGGAAATGTTGTAATACCTAAGAAAACTGCTGGTGCTTCTGCTGGTTGGATTGCAACTGAAGGTGCAGCTTCTGCTGAGTCTGAGTTCACTGCTGGTTCAGTAACTATGACTCCTAAAGTAATTGGTGCTCATACTGATGTAACAAGACTTTTACTACAACAATCTTCTTTAGATGTTGAGAACTTAATCAGAGATGACCTAACAAAATCAATCGCTACTGCAATTGACTTAGGTGCTTTAGCTGGTTCAGGTTCAAGTGGTCAACCAACAGGTATTGCTAGTACATCAGGTATTAACACTACTACTTTTGCTGCTGCTAACCCAACATGGGCTGAGATCGTAGCTATGGAAAGTGCTGTTGCTAATGACAACGCATTAACTGGTTCTTTAGGTTACATTTGTAGACCTGCTGACTTTGGTACTTTAAAAACAACTGAAAAGGCTACTGGTACTGCTCAGTTTGTTGTTTCTCCTGACAATAGCATGAATGGCTATAATGTTGTCAGAAGCAATCAAGTAACAAGTGGTGACTTCTACTTTGGTAACTTTGCAGACCTATTAATTGGTATGTATGGTGGTTTAGACATTACTGTTGACCCTTACGCATTATCAACATCAGGCGGAGTAAGAATTGTTGCTCTACAAACTGTTGATGTAGCTGTAAGACATGCAGTATCTTTCTGTAAATCTTCAGACTAATTAACTGATGCTTAAATGGAATGGGGGTGGAAACACCCCTACCTTAAATATGAAAAAATATAAAATTTTACAAGATACAATGGCTGGTGGTTCTAAAGTTCATGCTGGAGATATAGTAGAGCTTAATGAAGTTGAAGGTCATTCTTTATGTGGTTATCAAAAGGCAGAGGTTTGTGTTGAAAAGCCAAAACCTAAAAAGACTGAAAGAAGTGTTGGTTTAGAAACTTCTGAAGTAAAGCCTGTTAAAAAGAGAGCCAAGAAGTAATTATGCCAATGGAATTTGATAGAGATTTCGATGGCTACTTAGATGCCACCTATGGTCATGGTATTAAAGTTACCTACACACCTACAGGTGGTTCATCTTCTTCTATCAACGTCATCCTGAATCAAGAGTATGTAGATATAGATACAGCAGGATTACCAGTTCAAGGGTATCAACCAGTAGCACAAAGTAAGACTACTGATATACCAAGTATAGCTTTTGGAGATACTATCGTTGCTCCAGCTATAAAAAATTTAGATGGTACACAAATAAAACCATTAACAACTTATAAAGTTATAAATTACGAGCATGACAACCTGGGCATGACCTCATTACTACTTGAGGTTCAATAATGGCTAATCATGTAAGACAGCAGATCAGAGAATACTTTGGCACTACATTAACAGGTCTTACAACAACAGGCTCTAATGTTTATGAGTCTAGGGTCTATACACTACAAGAAGATACCCTTCCTTCTTTAGTTATTTATACAAAATCAGAAACATCTGAACCTATTGTTATAGGTACTGATAGGGTTATGAGTAGAGAATTATCAGTTGTGGTAGAAGGATATTGCAAAGCAACCAGTAATTTTGATGATACTATTGATACAATAAGCAAAGAAGTTGAAGAAGCAATTTCTGCTGATAGAACATTGGGTGGTTTAGCAAAAGATACTTATGTTGAATCAACTGAAATAGAATACACAGGAGATGGAGAACAGCCAGTAGGCTATGTAACTCTAACTTTTTTAACAAACTACTATGTTCAGGAAACCAATCCTGATGTAGCGGTATAACAGGAGATAATTATGAAATTAATTAGTCCAAATGGTAAAAATTCTATAATAGCTCATCCATCAAAAGTTGAGTCGTTGAAGAATATGGGTTGGAAGGAAGAAGCAGTCCAGTCGAAAGACAAAATTAAACCTTCTTCCAAGAAAAAGTCGAAAGACGAGGTAAAAGAAAATGGCAACACATAAAGGAAGTGAAGGAACTGTAAAAGTCGGTTCTAATGCTGTAGCTGAAATTAAGTCTTACTCAATAGAAGAATCTGCTGATACTTTGGAAGATACTACAATGGGTGATTCTGCTAGAACTTATAAGCCATCACTAACTTCTTTCTCAGGAAGTTTAGATGTTTTTTGGGATGAAACTGATACTAATGGACAAGGTGCTTTAAGCATAGGTTCTGAAGTAACATTGAATGTTTATCCTGAAGGCGATACAAGTGGTGATACTTATTATACTGGCACAGCTATTGTTACTGGCGTTTCAAGAAGTGCATCATTTGATGGATTGGTTGAAGCTAGTGTTTCTGTACAAGGTACAGGTGCTTTAACATCAACAACAGTATAGTACGATGTCAGTAATAGATAACGCGAAAAAGCATTTTGCAGAGCAAGATGTAAAAGTAATCGAAGTGCCTGAATGGGGTGAAGATGATAAACCTCTAAGAATATTCAGTAAGCCATTGACGTTAGCTGAAACTTCTAAACTTTATAAAATGAGTAAAGAAGATGATCTAACAATGATGGCTTATGTTCTTATATATAAAGCATTAGATGAAAATGGAGACAAGCTGTTTGATTTAGGTGATAAAAATGCCTTATTAAATAGTGTTGATAGAGAGATATTAGTAAGCGTTGCTACACAAATCATGGGTCAAGAGACTATAGAGGAAACGAAAAAAAACTAATAAAGGATACTAATTTATATGTGCAATATGCACTAGCTGAAAAACTTGGAAAAACTTTGCAGGAACTCCAAGAAATTAGTGTCCACGAATATCAAGGATGGATAGCTTACTTAGAGTTAGCTGAAGAGAAAAGAAACAATGGCAAATAAAAAAGTAAAGTTTGAATTAACTGCGGTTGATAAAACCAAAGCAGCATTTGATAAGGTCACCAAAGGTCTTAAAGGCATTGGTTCTGTAGCTACTGGAGCATCTAAGGGTATTGCTGGTATAGGACTTGCTGCAACTGCTTCCGCAACAGCTTTAGCTTTAATAGTTGATAGGTCTTATCAAGCTGTGGATGCTATTGGTAAAACATCTACACAAACAGGAATAGCCACAGATACATTACAAGCATTCCATTTGGCTGCTAGAGAGTCAGGCACAAGCATCGAAGGTGCTAACACTGCTTTGATTAAGTTTGCAAGAAGCGTTGGTGATGCACAAAGAGGTGTTAAAACGCAATCAGACATATTCAAAGACTTAGATGTAAAACTTAAGAATGCAGATGGTTCTATGAGGTCATTTGATGACATATTGGAAGATACAGCAAAAGGTGTAACTCAACTTGGAGATCAAACAGCAAGAGCAACAGCTCTAGCTAACTTATTTGGAAGGCAAGGTGTTGTATTGACTGGTGCTATCAATGATTTATCTGAAAGCGGTCTAAAGAACTTTATTACAAGAGCTAAAGAATTAGGCATTGTATTAAGTGAAAAAGTAATAAGAAGAACAGAAGAATTTAACGATGCTGTCGGTGTTATTAAAATGCAGTTAGGTTCTTTTGTTACCAATATAACAACATCATTCTTACCAGTATTTGAGGAAATGCAAAAATTTATTGCTAAAAAAATACAGCAAATTGTAGATAATGCTGGCGGTATGGATAAGCTAGGTGCAAAAATTGCTAAAGCCATTATTGAATTTGTTGCTGTTGGTATAGAAAAGTTTGGAACATTTAGAGACGAGGTGGCTTCTTTTGTTAATGATATAAAAATAAAATTAATTGAAGTAGAAAATTCATTTTTAAGTCTTGTTAGAAATGTTTTAAGAAAGTTACCTGCAAGACTGGGTGATTTCACAAAAGAAATGGAAGACATGGCGTATACCATTATCTTTAATAATAAAGCCATGAAAGATTTGGAAGGTAGTACTACCAGTTATGGAAAAGAAGCGAAATTAACAGCAGATGGTGTAAGAAAATTTAAAACAAATGTTGATGAGTTAATTGTCTCTCAAGATGATTTAACTGATTCAAATAATGGCGTAGCAACATCAACAGATAATATTGGCAAAAGTTTAACGAACATACAAAGTCCCATAGATGTGTTTAAACAACAAATAATGGACACTGGAAAATCATTAGACACTATTGCAGTAAATTCTATGAAGAAGTTTGAGGATTCTATTGTTGAAGGTCTTAAAACAGGAAAATTAGCATTTAAAGACTTTGCAACCTATGTTGTAGAGCAGTTAGTAAGGGTGGCAATACAGCAAGTCATTATAGCAAAACTAATTGACCCATTTAGATCATATATAGATGATATATTTAATGTTGGCGATGTTGTCAAAGGCAACACTGGGTCAGTAAAATCACCGCAAGATATGTTAGATAATCTTATGCCTAAAGTAACTATGGATGGCGGTGGTTATACAGGCATGGGTGCAAGAGCTGGTGGTATAGATGGGAAAGGTGGATTTCCAGCAATACTACATCCTAATGAAACTGTTGTTGACCATACAAAAGGTCAATCATTTGGCGGTGGTGCTACAGTAAACTTCAACATATCAACAGTTGATGCTACTGGATTTGACCAGTTGCTAACATCAAGAAAAGGACTAATAACACAAATAATTAATAACGCCATGAATACTCAGGGCAAAATGGGGATAGTGTAATGAGTGGTGCATTTCCTACAGACCCAAATTTTAGCTCAATAAACTTTAGAGATAATAGACCTACATTGCTGAATCAAACTTTATCAGGCAAAAAGTCTGCAAGACAAATAGGTTCCCAGTATTTTTCATTCACAGTTCAAATGCCACCATTACAACAAGAGAAAGCACAGGAGATATTTGCTTTCTTACAAAAACAAAAAGGTGCTATTGGCAACTTTACAATACAAGCACCATTAGATAATTTAGGTGCAAGTAAAAACGAAGCAGACATACTTGTAAACACCGCACATTCAGCAGGTGCTGAGACTGTAAATATGGATGGTTTTTCAGCAACTACAGGCGTTCTTAAAGCTGGTGATCTAATTAAATTCGCAAATCATTCAAAAGTATATATGGTGCAAGAAAATGAAAATGCATCAGGCGGTGCTGCTACTGTAAAAATATCTCCAAATCTTGTTAGCTCTCTAGCAAATAATGAATCTGTAACTGTAAACAAGCCATCTTTTACTGTATATCTTGAAAATAATGATATTATGTATAGTACAGATGCTAGTGGTTTTTACAGCATTTCATTTGATGTTAGAGAGGTAATAACATAATGCCAAGAAGTTTATCAACAGATTTACAAGCACAAGTATCAGCAGCAGAAACCAAAACAGCATTTCTTGTTGAATTAGGGTTATCTACAACCATAAGATTAACTGACTGGTATTCAGATGTTACCTATGATTCTAACTCTTATGAAGCTGGTGGTTCTTTTTTAACAGTAGATTCAGTTACAGAAACAGGTCAATTACAAATAGATGAGATAAATCTTGGCTTTTCAAATGTTACCAATCAGGTTAGAAGTTTAGTTCAAAGCGGTGCGTTTACAGACAAAACAGTAGAAATATATTTAGCTTACTTTAATGAGAGTGAAACTTTAGTAGGTGCTATAAATTATTTTACAGGGCAAATTAGAAGTGTATCTATTTCAGAAAACATAAGCGATTCAGTATTAAGCATGACTGTTGCTTCGCATTGGGCTAATTGGAATTTAGCAAAAGGTAGGCATTATTCAGATGAATCTCAGAAATCAGTTTATACAGGTGATAGAGGTTTAGAGTTTGCCACACAAGTAAAATCAGACGTAAGGTGGGGTTCATAAATGTTAGAGTTTTTTAAAGCTATAGGTACTTTTGTTGCTGGTGTTGTTAATAGCAAGGCTTTTGTTACTACTTTGCGTATTGCAACCTTAGTTACAGGTGTTAAAGGATTTTTACAAGCAAAACAAATGTTGGCTAAAGGCCAAGACATCATGGCTAACAAAACTTCTGCTGGTGGCAAGATACCAGTCATATACGGAACAAGAAGGGTTGGTGCTCAAATTGTTTATATGGACACAGCACAAAATAGATCAAGAGACTTGTTTGTGGTTTATGCAATATCAGTTGGTGAATGTGAGGAGATACTTGGTAGAACTATTGAGATAGATGGCAATAGTATTCTTGATGGCAATATCTACAAAGGTGGTGGATATGTAGGTTCAGATGCAATATCTTCAGGTAATGGTTCTTTAAATACCGCATCTCAAGTTGGTGATAATCAATATTCACAAGCAGGCACATTAGGAACAGACCCAACAAAAAGATATTCCTTTGTATTTAACTTGCATCATGGTGCATCTAGTCAAACAGCAGACCCAATGCTTAGGGCATCTATACCTACTGAGTGGACTGCTAACCATAAGCTAAATGGCATTTGTTATATAGCAGCTTCTTTTGATTACGATAAGAAAGGAATGTATCAAGGCGTTCCGCAAATAACAGTACAGGTTAAAGGTAAAAAGGTTTTTGACCCAAGAGATAGCTCTACTAAATGGTCATCTAACCCAGCTTTATGTTTCTTAGATTACATACAAAATGATGAGTATGGTAAAGGTTTAGCAACATCACAGATAAACATGACCACTATCAGTGCTGCTGCAACTGCATGTGAAGTAGAAGTAGATCAACCTTACTATAACGACACTTATCAAGACTTAACTTGGAGTGGAACTGCTGGAAATGACTTTATAGTTATTAATGATAATGATGACTGGTGGCAAAACAAAGTAGATGAAGTTATAGATATAAGAGATTCTAATGATGCAAGTATATTTTCTAACGCTGTAAGTATTACAGGCTCTACAAGATATCAATACTATGATTCTGTGCAAGAAAACAGATTATACATAGATGATGTTTTAGCAAATAGTTATACAAACGAAGCAGGAAACGCTAGAGCTAAAGTTAAGAGATTTCATTGTAATGGTTATATTGACACGAACAAGAATGTCATGGATAACGCTAAAGAGCTTCTTGCAAATATGCGAGGTATCTTTCTTTATATTGATGGCAAATATGAATTACAAATAGAAGATACAGGAACATCTACATTTAGCATCACAGATGACCACATCATAGCTGATGCTGGTATATCAGTTGATTATGGTAATAAAGATAAAAAGGCAAATAAAGTTGTTATTGAATTCTTTAACGCTAACAAGAAATACGAACTTGATACAGCTACAGTTTTACATGATGCATCACCTGAGTATTATTCAGATGATGGTGAGGTATTAGAAGTTAAAGCTGAATTCCCTTATGTAACAGACCCATACATTGCTTACAATATGGGTAAGGCTATCTTAACTAGAAGTAGAAATCAGACCACTATGCAGTTCTTAGGAACTCCTGAGATGTATAAATTAAATGTGGGTGATATTGTTAGTCTTACTTATTCAGGCTTGGGATTCTCGGGCAAGGTTTGCAGAGTAGAAGCATTAGAATTACAAGCAAATGGGCTTGTATCTGTTAGCTTAATTGAATACTTTGATGTTTATACATGGGAAGTACCAGCTCAAGAGCCAGTAGAAATAATAGCCCATACGCCAAGCATAGGTGCTTTGCATCCACCAGAAGCAAATAGCATTGTATTCACAGACACAGATGCTTCATCAATCAATAGACCTACTTTAACTTGGACTGAACCAACTGATTTTCCAGTAAGACAATATAGGGTAGATGTAGTTGATAGCTCGGCAAACAATGTATTTAGTAAAATAGTAGATACACCATCAGTTGATTTAGCTTTTTTACCTAAAGCAGCAAATTATGAAGCAAGTATTACTTCTTTTAATGGCGTTGGAATTGAGTCTAACGCATCTACCAAAACATTTACTATTGCAGATGACCCAGTAAAAACTACTGAAGTTGAAATGAATGGTGTTACCTTATCAACAGTTGAAAGTTATGGAACTGTAACAGGGCAATCTGGTAATTGGGTTAAATTTACAAATCAAGTAGCTTTTATAGACAATGTAGATTTTGAAGACCCTGTTGTTTTTAACGATAGTGTTCAATTTGAAAATGCACCAACTTTTGCAGATGGTCTTAGCGGTCAAGGATTATTCAATATATCTGCTGGCTCAATACAGTTTGGCTCTTACACACCATCAACCACAACTAATAATCTTTACAATGTAGGTGGTTCTTTATACTGGAATGGTCAAGCACTAGGAACTGGCACTGGTGATATTACAGCAGTAGTAGCAGGTACTAACTTAAATGGTGGTGGTACTTCAGGTTCAGTTACTTTAAATCTTGATTCTACCATTACAGGCAATCACACTTTTTCTAACAACCTAATTATCGGTGGTGACTTAACAGTTCAAGGTACTACAACAACTGTAAACACAGATGATCTAAACGTAAAAGACAAAAACATTACCCTAAACTATTCAACAGGTGATTCATCTGCTTCAGCTAATGGTGCAGGTATTACCATTCAAGATGCTGTAAGTGTAGGTAATGATGCGACTATTCTTTGGAATACTAATTTTGATAATTTTGATTTTTCACACACTATAAGAATTCCAGACAATCAAAAAGTAGAGTTTGGTGCTGATGCAGATTTACAAATTTACCATGAGTCTGGAAACAACCATAGTGTCATAAAAGAAACAGGCACAGGTAACTTAAAAATCCAAGCAGCCAATATTGAAATGCAGATTCCAAATGGCACGCAGAATTATTTACAAGCTATCAATGGCGGTGCAGTAACCCTGTACAATAATGGTTCACCTAAAATCGCAACTACTAGCACAGGTATAGACGTAACAGGTACAGCCACAATGGATGGTTTGACTGTTGATAGCACCGCAGGTTTTTCTTATTTACCTGTATCTACTGCTGGTTCTGTTGTTGGTACAATTGGTACAGGCAGTTCAGTAATTTTTAATACACCAAGTGTAAACTCTAGCTTTGGTTCAGGTTTGGCTATTGACGGAAGCTATGCTAATGACCTTTCCTCAGTAAATATAAAAGCATTTGGTGCAAAATATAATTCGTATGGTAGTGAGTTAAACTTATTTACATCAGACGATACTTCATTACTTAAAAGATTAGCAATAGCATCTAACGGAGACATCTCATTCTACGATGATACAGGTACATCACAAAACTTAAAATGGGATGCTAGTGCAGATACCTTAAACTTTGTTGATAATGCAAAAGCAACTTTTGGTGCAGGTAATGATTTACAAATCTACCATGATGGTAGTAATAGTTATATTAAGGATACTGGCACTGGAACACTTCGCATACAGGGAAGCTCTAGTATTCTTATGCAAAAACTAGATGGTGAAATAATGATGATTGCCCGTGAAGATGGTGCAGTTGAATTAAATCATAATGGTTCGCAAAAAATTAAAACAACCTCTACAGGCATAGACGTAACAGGAAGGGTAACTGCTGATGGTTTGACTGTTAATTTAGGTTCAACTGGAACTGTTGCAACCTTTACAGGTTCAGCAAGTAATAGACCATTTACATTAAAAAACTATGATGCAGGTATATCAGGTTCAGGATATATATTTGATGCTGAATCTTCTTTTGGTGCTATTAAATTACAAACAACTTCTAAAGATAGATTAACTATTAATAATGGCGGAGACATCTCTTTCTACGAAGACACTGGAACAACCGCTAAGTTTTTCTGGGATGCAAGTGCTGAATCGCTTGGTATAGGAACGACTTCGCCTGAAAAAGCTTTGCATGTTGCAGGTCTTGTTGATAATGGTGGTATAAGATTAACTTCTGCTAACGATACTAATACAAACTATATATTCTTTGGTGACACTACAAGTGCTTCAGTAGGTCGTATTGCTTATGACCATACTAATAATCGTATGGAGTTTTTTACCAACGGAAGCCAAGTAGTAAACATAGACTCATCAGGAAATGTTGGAATTGGAGACACTACACCCGATGCCAAACTAACTGTTCAAGGCGATGTACTAGCTAGGGATGAGTTTAGAGGAGAAGTAGTCAGCTATTCAAGCAATCAAGATGCACCATATCTTATTGCAAGTACATCAGGTTATACAGGTGCAACTACTAACTGGAACACATATGGGTTTCAACACAGATTTAAAACAGATTCAGGTGGTGCACCTAGAGTAACTATAGATACTTATCTTGGCGAAGCCTTTGCTGTTACAAATAACAATAGGGTAGGCATAGGAACAGGAGCACCAAGTAATACTTTAGAAGTATCAGCATCAGCTAATAATGGTATAAAAATTAGCTCTACTGCACCTTACTTATTCTTTAACGATACTGATACAGCACATAGTTATGATGGTAGTATTTCACAATCAGGCACAACTTTATATGTAGGTGGTGCAACACCAGCACAAGGAATAGTCTTTAGAAACAAAGCAAGTTTCGGAGAGTCTGCTAGACTGGATACTAGCGGGAATTTTTTAGTTGGTAAGACTAGCAGTTCTTTTAGCACAGCAGGTGTTGAGCTGGCTTCAGGCGGAACAGCAGGAAAAGTTCAGATTACTAGAGATGGTGGAAGTCCTTTAGCCCTTAGTCGTAAAACAAGTGATGGTGAGATTGCTGTGTTTTATAAAGATACTACACAAGTTGGAAGTATTGGTACTGGAGCTGGTGTTTTAGGTATCGGACAAGGTACTGGTAATCTAGGATTTTTTAACGCAACTGTTGTTCCTATGAGCAATGTAAGTGGTGGTGCTTCTAATGGACTTGTTGATTTAGGCACAGGTAATAGAAGATTCAAAGACCTCTACCTTTCAGGTACAGCTAACTTCGGAAGCCTATCAGATGGCACGATAACCATAACAGGCTTTGTAGATCAAGATGATATGTCCTCTGATTCTGCAACGCTATTACCAACACAACAATCTGTTAAGGCTTATGTAGATGCAAACAGCTTTACTATAAACAACAATGCAGACAATAGAATTATTACTGGTACTGCAACCGCAGGAACTTTAAATGCAGAAACCACATTAACCTATGGCACTACAGGTGCAGACTTGGAAATTACAGGTGGTTCTATAGGTGGTGTTCCACCAATATTAAGATTAAAAGATGTAGGCAGTTCAGGCAAATTAGCCGAACTAAACCACATTACAGGAACTACAACCCTAATCTCAAGAAATGCTACAAGTAATGGTGTTATAAAGTTTGCAGGTCATAACGGAACATCTGAAACTGAATATGGAAGGTTTGATGCTTCAGGAAATTTTTTAGTTGCACAATCCTCTATAGACACAAATACAGTAGGTCATATATTTTTACAAAATGGTAGTGCTTACCATATTCGCGATGGCGGAACTACTGGTATTTTTAATCGTAAAACATCAGATGGTACTATAGTTGCTTTCCAAAAAAATGGCTCAACAGTTGGAAGTATTGGTACTTCTGCTACTGATTTATTTATAGGCACAGGTGTTGCGGGTTTAAGATTTAGAGAAGCTGGTTCGCAGCTTATGCCTTGGAACACTACAACCAATGCTGTTAATGATAGTGCTATTGATATAGGTAAGTCTGATGCTAAATTCAAAGACCTCTACCTTTCAGGGACTATCTCATCAGGTGCTATAACAACAGCTAAAGACGATAATACACTTACAGTTCAAAGCACTAACGCAGGTCAAGCTAGTGTAGATATAAAAAATACTGAAGGGCATTTTAGACTTATTACAGATGCAGGTACGTTAAAAGTATATGACGAAACAGATAGTTCAGAAAGATTTAGAATAGACACATCAGGTGATTTAACCATACAAGGTGGTCGTATTTATTTAAAAGAATCTGACCTTGGCAATACTGCTGTTGCAATAACAAGAGATGCAGATGAGGGTTATTTACAGTTATTCTCTTCAGGCTCAAAAACTGTTCAGCTAAGAGGTAATGGCAATTCTTATATGAATGGTGGAAATGTTGGAATTGGAACTGATTCGCCTTCAACTGCTTTAGAAGTTGCAGGTTCAATTAGAATTGATAATGGTGCAAGTTTCACTGCTTATGAAGTTTATAGAGACAATATCCGATATGGAAGAATGGGGGGTGGTTTAAATCAATTTACAATTCAAGCTGATAATAATAAAAATATAAATTTATTTGACGATAGTGGAGTTGGTCTTACAGTTAAAAATGGTGGTAACATTGGAATTGGCACAACTTCGCCTGCTAGTTTGTTATCGGTTTCTGATGGTGGTAATACTGGTGTAGAAATTATCCCTCAACACGCACATAACAGGAACATTTTGTTTAGTTATGATAGAACAGGTGGTGGATATAAATCATTAGATATTGATGCCCTTGATGTTCATTTCAACATGGGTGGTACTGAGAGAGCAAGAATAGACTCATCAGGTAATCTGTTAGTGGCAACTACTGACACAACTTTGCTTAACAATACATCAGGTGGTGGCTTTTCTGTTAGCTCAAACGGGTTTACACAAATAGCTAAACAAGGTGTTGATAATGCTGACCCAGTTTTAATTCTTAACCAAACTGGTGTAGAGGGAGAAATACTTAGGTTCTATAAAGATGGTGGAATAGTTGGAAGCATTGGTTCTAATAGCGATGCATTATATATAAGTTCTCCTTATGGGAATGATTCAGGTTTAAGATTTGTAAGTGGCATTATCGCACCTGCAACAACTACTGGAGCAAATAGAGATGCTGCAATAGATTTAGGTTATTCAAGTGGCAGATTCAAAGACCTTCACCTTTCAGGAGTTGCGAATGCAGCAGGTTTCCAAAGTAATCAGGCAACAAATGGTTTTGGTTATGTAAACTTTGGTGATACTGACGATGCAAATATTGGTCAAATAGGTTATGACCATACAAATAACTACATGAGATTTCAGGTTAATAATACTGAAAAGGTTAGAATAGATAGTAGTGGAAGATTGGGCATCGGCACGACTAATCCACAAATGGGATTACATGTTGGTTCTGGTTCACAATCAAATGCAGCGTTATCAGGCATAGGAATAGCAAATGGTTCTTCTGATTATTCTTTTTATTCAGCAAGTGATGGAACAAAACAATATATAGCAGGTGTTGACCACAATATAACTTATACAAAATCAGGAACTTTATCAAATCATGACCATGCAATTGTAACAAGTAATACAAATAGAATTTATATTAAAAATACTGGAAACGTTGGAATTGGAACTGATAGTCCTGATTCAAAACTTGATGTAAGTCATGGTTCAAGCGGTGAAATAGCTAGATTTACATCACCTAATGCCACAAGCTCTTACATTACTATTGGTAGAGATAGTTCAACTACAGAAGGTTTTACCGCTGGATATAATTCAAGTAATGGGGATTGTACCCTAACAGCTATATCTGCAACACATCCTATTATATTTAAACAATCTACATCAGAACGCATGAGAATAGACTCATCAGGACGTGTTGGAATAGGTACTGCAACTCCTTATGGAAAACTTAGATTAAACGAAACATCAGGTTCTTGTCAGCTTTACATGACATCGAGCAATACTACCGACTCTTCAATTATCTTTGGCTCACAAGATGATTTGGCAACAGGCTCTATAAGTTATTTTCACTCAGATGATTCTTTGCGTTTTAATGGTTATAACAATGCAGAAAGAGCCAGAATAGACTCATCAGGACGATTGATTGTTGGTGGCACATCAGCAGGTCAAACTGGTGCTACAACCATATATCCAAATGGAAATATTGCATCATCTTCTATAACAGCAACAGGTGATGGTGTATTTAACTTCTTTAAAACCGAAACATTTAATCCAGTATTAACAGCAAATGATAGTCAATCTGATACAGGGCAAATCATAGCAGTTCAAATTGGTGGAACTACCAAAGGTAACATAGGTATAAATAGTGCTACTGGCAATGATATGTATATTGCAAGTGGTACTACAAGTAGTGCAGGTGTTGGTCTTAGATTTATAGATTATCAAGTTACAAACATACAACCATGCAGAGGAAATGGCTCTACTCTTGATAATGTAATTGATTTAGGTTCTGTGGGTGCAAGGTTTGATGACATCTATGCAACCAATGGCACTATCCAAACTTCTGATGAAAACGAAAAACAAGACATACAAGCATTAACAGATGCAGAGCAAAGGGTTGCTACAGCGTGTAAAGGTTTAATAAGAAGATTTAGATGGCAAGATTCAGTAGCAGAAAAAGATGATAATCCTGATTCTGATGAAACAGCTAGATATCATTTTGGAGTCATAGCACAAGACTTACAAGATGCATTTACAGCAGAGGGATTGGATGCAAGTGACTATGGTATGTTTATATCACAGACCTGGGAAGATGATGATGGTGTAGAACAAACGAGACTTGGTGTAAGATATAACGAATTGCTAAGTTTTATAATAACAACAATATAGGAGAAAAAAGATGGCAAATACATACGAATGGGACTGTAAAACAGTAGATGTATATCCTGATTATGAGGGTAATACAGACACAGTTTATAATGTCCATTGGAGATTAAATGGAACAAGTAGTGAAAAGCATGAAGTGGATGGTCAAGAAGTACCATATACCGCTAGTGTTTATGGTACTCAATCACTATCACTAGAGGACATTGGTTCAGACTTTGTACCTTTCGCTGATCTGACTAATACAATAGTAGAAGGTTGGGTAAAAAGCATTATGGGTGAAGAAGAGGTTGCTAACCTAAAAAAATCTTTAAAAGATAAAATAGACGAAGAAATAACACCTACGACTGAAACAAAAACTATAGGTGAGTAATTGTTATTACAATTATAAATACACTATGGTCATAGGCCTTAATTTATATATAATATAATTAACTAACTTAAAACATATAGGAGAGATATATGAGTAACGAGAATGAAGTAAAAAACGATGTAATCATTAGCTTTAATGGCAGAGACTTTAAAGCAGAAGATTTAAACGAAGATCAGGCAAATATAGCTGGCAAATTAAATGTAGCTCAAAGAGAGTTACAAGAACTACAATCTGCTTATGAAAGATATGTAATTCTTGCTGACTATAGAGAGCTACAGGTCAAAGCATTTTCTGAAACTGTAGAAGAAGAAGCAGAGGAAGTAACAGAGGAATAATAATGGCAGAACGTAAGACAATCGCATCAGTAGCATCAGATTTAGAAAAGCATGATGCGATATGTCAAGAGCGTTGGAAGACCATCTATCGCAAAACAGATGATTTGCAAAACTCAGTCAATAGCACAAAGGCTTGGCTGGTTGGTGGTCTTACTACAATAGTAGTTGCATTATTCACCTTAATAGTAAAAGGCTTGTTTTGAGTATTACCAAAATTGCTGAAGTAGCAAATAACGTCTTGGATAAATTTGTTCAGGATAAAGATTTAAAAGAACAACTATCACATGACTTACAAAAAGAACTTATATCGCTGGATAAAGCACAAATTAGCCTTAATGCTGAAGAAGCGAAGAACGGGAACTGGTTTGTATCGTCATGGAGACCCTGTATTGGATATGTTTGTGGGTTTAGCCTTTGCACTCATTACATTATCTTGCCTATTGCAACTTGGATAGCTGTGGTAAATGGAGCAGATTTAAAACTTGAAGCTCTTGAGTTTGATTTTTCACAACTTACAACAATACTTTTATCGTTACTTGGCATGTCATCACTTAGAACATTTGAAAAAACAAAAGGAATCCACAGCAAATAATATGTACGATAAAGTAAAAGAAATGCTTATAAGGCATGAAGGTGTTATGTGTACCCTTTATAAATGCAGCGAATCGCGGTGGACAATAGGTGCAGGAAGAAATTTGGAAGACAGAGGTATCACAGAAGAAGAAGCCATGTATCTGCTTGATAACGATATAAAAAGAGTTATGAATCAATTAGATGAATACTGGACTGTTTGGCGTAGCTTTCCTGAAAAAGGACAAATGGTTTGCCTTGATATGTGCTTTCAAATGGGTATACAGGGATTCATGGGTTTTAGAAGGACAAGAGCCCTAATGGAAATGGGTATGTGGTTGGAAGCATCAGAAGAGTTGCTAGACAGCAAATATGCTATACAAACTGCAAACAGGGCAAATTACAATTCAAGACAACTTGCACTATGTGGCAAAGATGGCAAAGACATCGGAAGATCATCAAAGTAATTCAAGATTAGGTGCTTTGGGTGAATCCTTAGTACAAACATTCCTGCTGGAATATGCAGACTTTGTATATCCAACACAAGACAAACACCCAGCAGATATCCTGCTTGAGACAAATGGCAGAAAATATACAGTACAAGTCAAAACAAGAAGAGAGTCCAAGCAAGGCAAATATACTTTTGCATCAGAGACATCAAGGCAAATGTCAGAAGTTTATAAGAACTACCATTGTGATATTCTTGCTTTTGTTTTCTACAGCCAAGAACATAAGCGAATTATCTTCAAGCCAAATACTACTTCGCAAACCTACTTTACCTTTGATAAAAAGATCATAACCCCAACCCTAGAAATAGACTCTTTACAAGAAACCTTAGATGCACTTAGCCAAGTGCCAGTTCTTAACCCTTTAAAATAAATTAATTATTATATATACAAATGCATTTATATATGCATAATGGGGGTATGTTAAACAATAAGGAGTCAAACATGAACGAACTAGAAAACCTAAAAAAACAAAGAACACACTGGTTAAAAGCATATAACAACATGAGACCTTTTGCTGGTGAAACACCAACAGAAAATCTAGCTAGAAGAGAGGAATACCTTAATAACTATAGGTCATTTGACAAGCAAATAAAGAAGGTTCAAAGATTGCAAAGAGGGGGTGCATAATGACTAGATACACTTTAGAAGTAAAACTACCTAGCTTAGGCTGGGTAGTTGCCATCAAGACTAGAGACTTATTCTACATGGCTAGAAAAAGAGCTAGGTTAATCAAGCAAGGTCACGAAGTAAAACTAACAAAAAAGAGAGGGAAGTAATGGAAGTAATATTTAATATAGTAGGTGGCGGAGAAATCCGCCTACCCAAGAGAGAGGTCAGGGGTTATTACAAAGACTTCTTAACAGGTGAGACTAAAGTGCAAGTTGGCGAGTCTGAGCATAAGGTCAGAGAGTCTTTGACAGAGATCGCGTACCTTATGGGGGTGGTTAAGTGAAAGTATTAGTAGCGTGTGAGTATAGCGGTATTGTAAGAGATGCCTTTACAAAAAATGGACATGATGCAACAAGCTGTGACATTTTACCCACTGAGTCTGAAGGTAAGCATTACCAAGGTGATGTTTTAGATATTTTAGATGATGGTTGGGATTTAATGATTGCACATCCGCCTTGTACACATTTATCTGTTAGTGGTGCTAGATGGTTTACAAGTGGCCATAAACCAATGCATCTTAGAGATGAAGCTATAGAATTTGTAAAGAAACTTATGGATGCACCTATTGATAAAATAGCAATAGAAAATCCAGTGAGTGTAATTTCATCCTATATAAGAAAATCAGACCAAATGATAAATCCTTACCAATTTGGCCATTATGAATATAAAAGAACTTGCCTATGGTTAAAGAACTTACCTAAACTTAAAGAGACTAATAATGTAAAAAAAGAAACAGATGCATTACCTGACAAAGAAAAACATAGAATATGGTGGTTAGGCGGTGGAAAAGGTAAGGAGAGAAGTAAATTTTATACAGGTATAGCTGATGCTATGGCCGATCAATGGGGGAAAGAATAATGATAGAAGAATTAAAAGCATACCAACCTAAGCAACGTGGCAAGGCTTGGGTTTGCAATGACATGCCTAACAATGAATATCACAAAGGCGTAGGTATAAGTAGTAGTTATATTAGAAGGTTTGGTGAATCACAGCTTCATGCAATAGAACATAAGCAAGAGACTACACCTGCAATGAGGTTTGGAACTGCAGCACATTCATTGCTTGTAGAAGGGCAAGAAGCCTTTGATAAAGAAGTGGTTGTCATTACTGGCAGTCCATACACCAAGGCAAACAAAGAATTAAAAGAAGAATATGAGAAGAGAGGTCTTACTGTAATTAAAGAAGCAGATGTAGAACTAATAGAGGGTATGAAGGAGAA